GCACCTAGAGATAATGTTATGATTGGTATTACTGTAAATAATGCTTTAGGAGACTTTGATGAGATAAGAAGTAAAGACGATCTCCAAGAATATCTAACTTCCGTATCAGGTGATTGGACAGATCCTGATCCAGACGATCCAGAAAAGACTGTAGCATTTGATAATGCTGCCCATGCTAAGAGAGTATGGGATGCTCTAGACGCTTGTAATGCGACACTATAAGGGGTAAACCATGATGGGCGAAATATCACCAGTAATTTTTTGGAACGTAGTATTAACGCTGGTGATTGCACCTGCGATATGGATGTTCAGAAATCTAATGGGAGAAGTTAAACGCATAGATATTCTCCTTAATCGTACTAGAGAAGATTACTCTACCAAGCAAGAGCTACGAGAGGACATGAGAATGGTTACGGATGCTCTACATAGGTTAGAGGATAAACTAGATAAAGTATTAGAGAGGGGAAAGTAAGATGGCTACTGCTGAACAATTAACAAATTATATTCGAGAAAATGAGGATGTACGGCTGTCGGCAGATGCAATAGCATTATCCGTTGCTCCAAGGGGAACACCAGAATTTATAAACGCATATCAAAATGCGTTAATTAATCACGCTAGAGACTTTGGTGTAAAAGAAGGAAGAGTAGGTGCAGCTGCATTAGTTGGAGGCACTGCTGGTGGAGGCACTGCTGGTGGAGGCACTGCTGGTGGTGGAACTACTGGTGGTG